TTAAAGAAATCTTTATAAAGTCTATTGATTAAACTTTTAAATACGGTTTGTTTTTTATAGGTCATAATCTAATAAAATTTAGTTGATTTATCACATACGTTTTTATTATCTTCATACAGAAAATAATTTATTTTATCCCATACTTTATTTAATAATTTTATCATAAATTCTTGTTTTTTAATTTAAGGTTATACCCTTATTATTATTTTTCAATTTAAGGGTATAGACTGATTGTTGTTTTATTTATTCTTTTGATTTTTTAATTGCTTTTTTGGATAGTAACATTAGTTTTTCCCAATTTGAAATAGATAAAGAAATTTCGGTATGGTCGTGTTCTATTACAATCCAAGGTTCTTCATTTTCTATTATTTCAACAACTACATATTGAATTGCTTTTAAATTTTCATCTTTAAAAAGTTGAACTTCTTGTGTTTTTTCTATTCGCATAAAAGTTATTTTAATGTTTTTAAATATTTCACGGCAGCTTCAATTGTAATAAATTCTTTGAGTAATTTTTTACTAATTTTCAAGCCAAAAAATTCAATGCTTCTATAAACAAAAAACATATCATACTCGTAATTCAACTCGTAAACTTTTCTAAATACTTTCATAATTACAAATCGTTAATTAGTTTGGTAAGTAATAATTTTTTACTTGCTAATTCAATTCTATTATCTGAACTGATATTTCCAAACATTGATAAATCTAATTCAATTTCGTTTATTCTTTTGTTTGTTTTATACATAAGAATTGCTCTCATTTTAATTGAATCCACCAAAACGGTAAGCTCATCATCATCAAAAGTGTCTTTGATATAATCTTCAAGAACTTCAATTTCTGTTCTTTCATCTTTTACTTCTACTTCTAATTTGTCGAAGTAATCTGGCTCGTTGTTATAAGTGTCTATCATAATGTTAGCTTCTAAAGATAAATTGAAAAAGAATGTACATTGCTATTAAGTAAGCGAAATTTTGTTGGCAAATAGCCTTTGATAGGAAGTTTTTCATAATGTTTGATTTTGATTATTATTTAATTTTGATATGCAAATTTAATAATTATTTTTTAATTAACAAGTGAAAGACAAAAAAAATTTAAAAAAAATTAAATAAAAAAACCACTCGGTTAGAATGGCTTGATTTTAAAGGGATTTTTATTTGAAATTAGAAAATATAATTATTGATTGTTTTTTGCTTTTCGTAATAATTCATTGTAGTAAAACTGCTTTTTGTGTTTTTGAAGTTTACCTTTACCCAGTCAGACGGAGGACTAAATGCCCCAAAGTTTTGGTATTCAAAAGCTGTTGAGCTGGTTAAGTCAAAAAGTAATTGATGACTATCGCCTTTTGAAAATTCAATTTGATATCCGTGCAATTTATATTCGTCAATGTAGTTTTTTATTTTTTCAATTTGTACCGCATCCAAATGTGGTTTAAAACCAAATTTCAAACTTTTATCGTCTTTCCCGTGGGTAAGAATGAAACAACGATTTTCAAACAAATAATGGTCAATGAATTTTCTTTGATTTACAACCGAAACATTTTTATATTTTAGCTCAATATAAGACTTGAAAGCAGAATTTACAATATAGCCAAAAGAACCAGAATGATTGTCGTTGCAAATATTTACAATGTGTATTTCATTGTAATACTGAATTAAAGCGTCTATCAAAGTTATTTTAAAACTCAAAGCCACATCAAATGCTTTTTGATTATCCATATTCTGCGGCAATTCGTGACCTCCTCTGGTAGTCAAACCATTGTAACCATCCATAAAATCACCCAAATCGTGGATTAAAAGTTTATTTGATTTCTGATTATTTATGATTTCATTTACAAATATATCACGTCTTTTAAAAAGTTCATCTTCATTCCAAACTCCGTCATACAAAGAATGCCCGTCACTCACTTTCATTCCAACGTGTACATCTGTCAAAACGGCTCTATCAAATAAAGCTTTTGATTTTACTATTTTTGGCTGAACATCAACGGGGATAATTTTACCTTCAAAAAATTTTGAGAAATCAATTTGTTCTAAATCTACAATCTTTTCTTTTATTGGCTCTGTAATTATCCATTGCTGACCATTTGAAACATTTGTAGAAACTCTTTTTATCTCGTGGTTTAAAGGAATATCAATTAATTTTTTTTGACCTAACTTTTCAACCGTGCTAATTACTTTTCCGCTATCGTTTAGCGTTCTTCTAATTTCCTTGAATTCAGTTGCGTGGAAATCTCTAATTTTTTGGAGTTGCTGGATTTGTTCTTCTGATACGAAATAACGTTGGTTACCTAACATTTTGCCACTTTTCTTTTTCAAAGTCAAGCCTAATGCAATAGCTTCCATTTCGCTCAATCTAATTCTTTGTTTTGACATAATTAGATTTTTTATAGGAACAATTTATTTTTGATTTGTCTATAAATATACATTCCAACTGGGATTAGTAATAGCCATAAATAGATAAAATAATTAGTTTTTTTATCTATATGCTTTTCTTTTATTGAAACTTTCTTTTCAATTGTTTTTTTTGCCGTTTTTTCTTTTACCAGAGCAACTTTTTTAAAGCTCGTGTCACTTTGTTTGGTTCTGGTATTTTTAATCCTTATACGTGCGTTTTTGTAAGGTATATTATTTATGAAGATTTCTTTTGAATTATCTATTGGCGATATTTCAATTTCTTGCGACTGATTATCTATTACAATATTATTTTGTGTTGTAGCGGTACTATCTGTTTTTACAATAGCAGTTGAGTCTATTGTAATTTTAGTGTCATTTTTTACAATAGCAACTTTTCTCGCTCCGCAGCTTGAAAGTAAAAGCAATAAGATAATTAAGTATCTACGCATAATTCTGGTAATAAGTTTTAATACCTACTTTTTTAGCTCTCAAAATTTGTTTTCTGTTTCCGTCTTTAGAATAAGAAACGTGTACCCAATCTGGATTTGAATCATTTCCAAATTCAAAAATCAATTGGTCAAATTCCAAATTGTCTTTAATGAAGTCAAAAATTTGTTTGTTTGTTATGCTGGTCCCATCAACATCAATATCAATAGCTTGACCAGTACAATGCTGGCTCTTTGTTGCTCCTCCAATTGCGTTATTTAATATTCTTGAACGATAACCACTTGAAATATGAATTGGTGCTGCAAAATGGTCACGAATTGGCTGGAAAATCTTTTCAGCTAATAATTTAAGATTTGCCAAATGTTCAGTCGTAGGAGAATTGTTTATTCCACGTCTTTTTGCTTCTGTGCTACGTGTTACTTCAATTAAATCTAAATTTTTTGATAGTTTCATTTAATTTGTAATATCGTTAATATCAGATTTGATTTCTTTCGCTCTATTGAAAGATTTTTTAAGAAGTTGCCAAATATCAATTTTGAAAGTTTCCTCAATGTTTTCTTTTATAGAAACAAGCTCAACAAAAATTAATAAGATAGCGCATATCTTTGTGAACATAAAGTCAAAACCAAAAGCAGATTTGACAAACTCGTTCAAAACAAAATTGTCAATTAAAAAAAGAAATACTATACATATTTCGTATAATGCCATTTTAGAAATTATATTCGATAATTTTCGGCTTCTTATTGATTTCCACCCGTTCAATTTAATGCTTTTGAATATTCCAGTAAAAGTATCTAAAACTATCGCGCTACCTACGGCTATCAACAAGCCGTAGATAGGTACGAATAATAAAATTAAAGAAGTAAATATGTAATTGATGTACTTCACTTTTTTTTACTTGAATAATGGTAAGATTTGACCTTTTAATAAGATTGTCAAAGCTTCGTTATTTTTAACAAAATTTTTCAATGTTTCAGCATCTGAAGCATCTAAGTCAAGCTCAATCCCTTTGTAAAGTTTTGTTGCCCAATCCCAGAATTTCAATGCATCTCCTTTTGACTCTTGTGCCAAAGCACTTGCTATCGCTTTACCAGCGTTTGCATCTTGGATTTCTTGTCCTTGTAAATCTTTCAAATTAAAGTTTAAATTCAATTTCATAATTTTTATTTTAAATTAATAAGTTATTTTAACAAAAATATAAAATTTAATCTATACTACGTATTTCAATTTTAGGATTTTCAATCAAATCTATTTGATTTGCAATGTTTTCCTCCATTCCGTCAATATCTAAAATAGATTTCAACCAGCCAATAATCATTTCGTTGTCTAATTTTTCATATTCAACAAAGTTTTCAGCTTCTGGACTTGGAAGTGAATTAGCTCCGTAAACATCAGAGCTAATACCATTTTCATTTTTTCCTCTGTATCTCCAATGAATTGTTTTAATTACATTTTCTAAAGTTCCGTCAATCAATTGAACCTCTAAAACTGGTTTTTCAAATTTGAATGTTATCATTTTTTTTAATTTTTTAAAATTTCTATTTCTGCTTTTAGCTCTTTAATTGAAGCTACTAATAAAGGTATTATTTCACTATAACTAACACCTAAATTTCCTGTTTTTTCATCTTCAACTACTGCTTCAGGTAAAACTTTTAATACGTCTTGAGCAATTAAAAATGGTCTTTTTATAGATTCATCATCTGTTTTATATCTACCAATAACAGAACGTAAAGAGCATACTTTATTCAAGGCATCATTAATAGGAACTAAATCTGTTTTTAATCTTTCGTCTGAATTTGCAATCCAAGCAATACCATTAGCTGCTAAATATACTCCATTAGTATTTGCAGTTACATATATGTTTCCACTTGTTACATTATTGTTTAAATAAATGTTTGTTCCTTCGTGATAAATATATCCTTTTCCAACACCACCAATTTCAAATGAATAAATACCTTGACTTGTTCCACCTACTGAAATTACACCCCTACCACTTGAAATATAAGATGAAGTTGTAGTACCAACACATAAAGCACCACCTGAAGTTAACCTCATAACTTCGCTTGATGCGTTGTTAAATTTTAAAGGACCTTGTCCTCCATTTGCCCAAGAATAACTTATTGTAGTACCTAATCCCCCAGATGTACCATCAGTTGTTATTGTGAATAATGAATTATTTGTTCTAAAGTCTAAAACTCTTGATGAAGCACTACCATAATCACCAATGTGAATATTACCTGCTACGTTTAATTTAGCAGTTGGTGAATTGTAACCAATTCCTACGTTGCCTGAAGTATTTATGTAAAATCTATTGTTAGAAGCGTCTCCTTGATTAATTTCAAACCCTGTTCCAACAGCATTGTTAGTTGATATTTGCCATTTTACCGTACTTTGTGCTGAAAAATTAATTGCTGCCGCAGCATTAGTTCCGTTATCTGTTCTTGTAAGTGTAAATTGTGGAAACGTTGAAGCTATGTTTAATAAACTTACAGGACTTGTTGTGCCAATTCCTATATTTGTACCATTATCATAAATCAAAGAATTACCTAATGTATTACTTCCAGTTGCTTTTGGAATATATCCAACGGTCAAAGAACCAGACTGGCTAAATGTACGATTGAATAAAACTGGGAGCAAAGCATTTTGTAAAGCAGCAACGCTTCCGTAAGTAACTCCGTCAACACTAATGTCGCTATAAATAGTCGGGAAATTTGTCAAAGAAATACAAGCATCGTATGTATTCACAATGCTAACTTTATTACCGGTTACAAATGGAGTGAAATTCTTAAAATAGTTTATACCATTAAAAGAAAATTTTGTGTCTGAAATATTAATTATTGTAATCATCCTATTCGTGACATTTTAAAGTTTTTATTCTTTTGTTGGCTTCCGCAAATTGTATATAACGGCTCTTTTGTTCTTGTAAGGAACAATTCCACATTCAGCCACAAATTGTATGCGTAATTGCAGTTATGTTCGTACAATGTCTTTTTCATACCCGTATCAATTCGCTCACTAACATCTGTATTTAATTTTGCTTTCAAACCAAAAGCCGTGTCTATTACATCTCCAAACATAGAGTAACGAGCGTAAACGTAATGCGATAAAACGGCTTTCAAACCTACATTTGTGTAAGTTATGCCATTGTAATCGTATGTGCTTCCGTCTAACAAAGCAGTTCTATCTTCTGGATTCTGTAATAAATCGTAATACAATCTTTCGCCAAGTAACGGCAATAAATCAACCATTTGCGATTGCAAAATAAGTTCATTCAATTTTGCCGTGTTTACCGAACTACTTAATTGTTTATATTGCTGAATTTCAGCACGAGTGATTAATGGTGTAGTTATCATACCGCTGGAGGATTTTGAATTCCTAATTTTGGAGTACCTAACATTTTACGTGCTAAATCTCCACTAATTCCGTAAATTTCTTCAATTATTACAACCGCACTTTCCAAATCAGTCAATTGAGCTGAAACTGCTTGTTGAATTTGTAATAAGGCTTGAACACCACCGACAGAACCTTTCAATTGCGCTTGTGCTTCAATACGTTTCACATCTCCAATATTCGCTTCCATATCAACTTCAAAAAGAGAAACTATTTTAGCGTAAGCTCCATTCCAGTTTGGTAAATTTTGAACCACATCATTGATAATAGTTTCTAAAATATTACGTTCTTTTGACGTGTTTTCCCAATACATTTTTTTGGCTTCTTGTAAACTTTCGCCACTATTACCAAACATTGCACTATCTGGAGATTTTACCAAAGAAATAGGCAAGTTATTGAATGCCATTAAAATATTCTTTGAGATAGAATTTTCAGTGTATTCAAACATCTTGTCATCAACCTCGCTATTGATAGTAATTACTTTGAAAATATCATCAATGCTTCCTTGTAAGTCTGGCAATTGAATTAACATCGCTCCACCAGCATTTTCAGCACCAATAAAACTTTCAATCGTTTCTTTAATTTCGTCAGCTTCTGATTGTCTTTTGTGGTATTCGTTATTTCTAACTGGAACACCTAAATCATTGTAAATAAATTCTGGTAAATCGTTATCTATTAATGGAGGTGTAACAATAACTTGCTTTCCAAAAAAACCTTTACGCAAAATCATATTTTTGTAAATACTGGCTTGACTTTCTGAATCGCAGTCATTCATTACCGCGTCAATTCTTGAAAGTGGATAGTAATAATTTCTATCCATATTGTAATACAAAACTTGACCTTTGTATTTTGAAATATCTCCAGCATTTTCAATTTGTGATTTTACAATATCTGGATTAGAATTGAACACATCAAAAACGATAGGTTTTTCTTTGTTATCGTTCCAATTATTTTTGAATAAAATTTTTGAATTGTATTCTTTTGAATCCTTTTTGCCTATTCTACATTTTTCAAACGGCAATACTTTTGGATTAATTCTGTCAAAATTTAGATTGTAATCGTAATGAATGAAAAAACCTCTATTTTTTGCAATATCATCTGCAACATCAGTCGCAAAATCAATCAATTTTTGGTCATCATTTACCTTAAAATTATCCGCATCCCCAAAACCTTTTCCAATTAAATATTGAATCATTATTTCGAGTGACATTTTAGCCGTAACAGAATTATTGATTAGTCTGTCAACACGTTCTGGGTATGCGTTATCATCCCCGTTTGTGTATATTTCTAATTTCTTATCCCATTTTACAAGCCTTTTAACAATGTCAAGAACTTGTATTTTCATTATTTAGTTTTTTTGGTTCTTGAAGTTTCTTTTACAACTTCTTTTACAATTTCTTTTTCAACTTCAACTGGATAAATTTCAAATAAATCTTCCATTTTGAAATCTTTATTTAAATCCTTAAATCTTTTGATTAATTGTTTTGCATAAGAATCAGTAAGATTGGCATTTGTTACCATAATACTGCTTCCAAAATCTAAAGAAAGTCCTTCTCTTTTTGCTAATAATTTATATTTTGAATTTGATTCCATAGGATTAAATTTTTTAATGAAGTCTTTGTGGTACGTGTATATGCACTTTCTACAAGCGGCATTTACGACTTCTACGTTAAATTCTTTTTTGTAGTCTTGTAAAAATAATTTTAAGTATGGAATGTTATCGGGAGTTTTCCCCCCGATAATCATATCCAAACTTACGTTATGCCATTCCATACATTAAGACGCAAATTTTGCGTTGAATGCAGTTTTTGTAGTAGCATAATCAGTTTCCAAAAGTGTCAACGGCAAAGTAGGTTCTTCGTACCCCTCTGTGCTTTCTAATGAAAAAGCAATTGTTCCGTCATTTTCTTTTGTATTCCAAGTCATTGTTTGTAATTCCAAACCTGATTTGTAACCTAAAATAACAAATGCGTCAGCGTTTGATGCACCTTTCCATTTTTGCTCGATTACAACTACATATTTAGCTCCCTCAGAAAGGTTTGTAGCTTGTAATTTATTTGCAGCACTTGGATTTAAGATTACACCAGAAAAAACGTGTTTGAATTTATCTGGACCCATTTCTTTTTTCACAAGTTCCGAATTTGCTCCGTTTACTTGTTTTACTCCAGCTAATAAGTAACCAGTCTTACCAGTTTTAAGAGCCAAGTTTGTTACCAACGTTTTGTTAGTATTTGAAATTGTAGTCGCAGTAATGTCAATATCTTCCGCATTAATCAAAAGCACATCTGCTTCAATACCCCCTATCGCTGGGTTAGCGCAGTCAAATAAAATATCTGCTGAAATTAATCCTTCACATGCCATACCTATATTTTTTTAAAGTTAAGAATGTTGGGCTTACAATTAGTAAGCCGCAACAGTCATATATTTTTCTAAATGTTTAGCGTCAATTCCGTAAACACCATCAATTACATTCACTTTATGGTATTGGTCGTAGAAAGCATCAATTGTTCCGAAATCGTCAGTAGCTAATGTACCAATTCTTAAGTTTGAAGGAGTTGATAAAACCGCTCTGTGAGGCAAGTTCCATTTAGTTCCGTTATCTTGGTAAGCAGCTATTACTCTGTCAAAAACTTCAACTTTCACAACTGGAATTCCTCTGTAAGTTAATGTAACTTGACCATTCTCGTTGATTGTAGTGTTTCCGTTTCCAGTATTTTGTAAACTTTCCAAGTCATTCAAGTAACCATCCCATAAAGAACGAGTTACATAAAATTTAGCAGCGCCTGAATCCAATAATCTTGAATCAGCTTTGCTATACATTGCTTTTAAAGTAGCGATTGCATCTCCAGAAGCCAAAGCTTGAGCAGCATAAGAAGCTCCAGCATTTTTAGCGATAGCTACATATTTAGAATCAGTTGTAGGAATGTCAGTGAAGATTTGTTTGAACAAACCATTCAAAGAATTGAAATATCCTAAATCAGTTCCAACTTTGAAAACACCACCTCCAGAAGTAAGCGCAGCAGCAGTATCACTGAACCAAGCTTGACGGATTAAGTTTTCGTTGAATCCTTCAACAACTTTAGCAACTAAAAAGTTACCAACTGGTGAATTTGACCCCTCAATTACATTGTAAAAATCTGGGTTCATTTTTGACATTTGACGAATCAATTTGTCTTGAGCGTTTGCGTTAGCAGAACAATGCTCTAATCTGAAATCCATATCAACTGGAGTCCAAGTTTTTTCAGTTAGTGTAATTCCACCTACTGCGTTTGGAGTACAACCAGCTACGGTCTTACCCATTAATCCCATTCGACCAGCGAATACGATTTGCTCATTGTATTTAATACCTTGTTCGATTTCGTGTAAATCATTTAAGGTAGGGTCGCCAAAAGTTAATTCGTTGATTACTTTTGACCAGTCTTTAAGCTCCTCTCTGTTAAAAGAAAAAGCACTTGAAATTGCTGTTGCCATTATTTACGTTTTTGTTTTAAGTTTGTTAATGCTTTTTGTGCCGGAGTTAAATCGTCACCCTCTCCGTCTTTAGGGTCTTTTTTAGAATTTACAATTACTTTTGAAGTGATACCAGCTTTAAGCTCTTTTACTTCTTTAGCAATGTTCAAAATTTGCGTTTCTTTTTCAGCCAATAAATCAGCGCTTGCCAATAATTCAGCTTCTTTGTCAGCAAGTTGTTTTCTTAATGCTTCTAATTCTTCTTTAGCAGCATCTTCCACTTCCGCTTCAACGATTTCTATTAATGAACCAGCAGCGAATACGTAAGTACTTCCGTCTGGCATTAAATAATCTCCCTCAGCAGGTTGTCCGTCAACGTTTGCCATTGCCCCGATTGCTGGAGTTTCTCCCTCCATAACTTCTGGGAATTCAATTTCTACGCCATTTGCGTCTTGCAATACGATATTTAAAATCGGTTTTGCAAATAAATTCTGGATAGCTTCAAATTTAGCTTCAATCCAGCTTTTGTCCTCTTTTGTCATTTGTTTATCATTGTTTAAATTAAGATACGCTTTTGCAAGAATTGGCTCGTTTAATAAAGTTGCAAATCCTAATGATGTAGCTTGGTCTTCAGTAAGCCAAGTTTCATTTTTTAGAAGCGGTGCTATTGCATCAACTTCCAATCCAGTTTGATTAGTATAAAATTTAACCAATCTATTTTCTGCATCCCTTACAGATTGAGCATATTTTTCAATCTCGTCAGCAGTTCCGTCAATTGAACCCCACGGAGAATGAATCATAAATTGGGTGCCACTTGTCAAAACTCTTTTATCGCCAGCCATAAAAATCACGGTCGCAATAGAAGCAACCAAACCGCTTCCAATTGTAGTCAAAGGAACTTGTAATGATTTCAAATAATTGAAAATATCAAAACCAGTATCTACTACACCGCCTTCTGAATTAATATGAATACGAAAAGAAGTCGCTTCAGATTGTGATTTCACTTGCTGAATAACATCAATAAGTTCAACTCCTTTTTGAAAAGAGTCGCTTCCTATTTGTCCGTTAATGTAAATTGTTCCTTCCATAATACTACAAAATTAATTTAATTTGTTTTATATAATTAAAATGTATTTTTTAATTATTTGTTCATATACCTAATGATATTGTAAATCGTTTGTTCTGTGCAATTGTATTTATCAGCGCAATACTGGATTGCCGTTACTTTTGGATTTGTTTTTAATTCGCTCAAATAAAATTCGTACACCGTCAAATAATCCATTAAATGTACTGGCATCATTCCGCGTCTTACCAATTCTAAAAATAATTTGTTATCTAATCCTTTTAAAAATTCGTAGTTTACCATTTCTTTAATTCGCACATTTCTAATTCGCTCCTAATTTTTGCCGATATTGGACATTTACAAAGGTTACAATAATGACCCTCAATTTCTTTTAAGTCGTCTTTAATGAAAGCCAAAACTTTTCCTTGTTTTAATTGTGGGCAAAACGCACATATTTCAGCACGTTTTTCCGCCAATTGTTCTGTGACTTCACTTTTTGAAATGAAATTCTGCCAGCCGTTAAGAATGTTTTTAATATTCATTTTCAAATATACTAAAAATTCGCATTATCTTGTACCGTTGCATAACGATTTCCAACTCTTTGTATTTCGTCAACCGCTACAATTGGAGCTGGCATTGAAGCGATTGCTTCTGTGATAGAAGATAAATCCATTGTATTTGGTTTTACACCTTGTGTGATGATTCCACCTCCAGCGAAAAATCCTCTATTACTTGAACCTCCATTGTAATTGTTATTGAAATCCATAAAAGCACCGAATGCGCGTCTGTTTAAAATACCAATACCCTCTCCAGCTTCCGCTTCAAATGAAGTTCCGTCTTCTCCCCAGAATTTTGTTCCACCAGCCGAATGACGTTTTCCGCCAATTTCTTGAATACCACCTTGTTCAAATTTTGGCTGGTTATCAGTTGAAAGTATTTTTTTAACATTGGCAATACCAGAAACTACTGCTGCTCCAGCTGCTACTGCTCCCAATGCTGGACCAACTACTGGTATTCCAGCCATTGCTTTGTAAGCTGCCGTTGCTGATTGGTAAGTGTCAATTGTGGTTTGTGCTACCGCCATTGCTTTTCCAGCTGCTGATTCTTTACCTAAAATGGTTGCTAAATTTCCAAAAGTTTGTGACGCAAGATTTAATTTATTTGAAGCTACAATTGCTTCAACTTCCATTTTTTGTTTTGCGTATTTGTCGTTGATTAATTTAGTGTCGGCGCCAGTTTTTTCAGCCGCTTGAACTTCCGCTAATCTTTTCGCTTCTAATTGTTGAGTCTGAAAAGCTAAATCATAATCCCTATTGGCAGTATCTGCCGCAAGTTTGTTTTCTAAATCAATAGCTTGTTTCGCTTTGTCTTCTTCTGATTTTTTTAAATCTAAATTCTTTTTATCTTCAGAAAATTTATCATCAATAGCTTTTATTGCCGTGTTATATTGTTCAGCCGTAATTGTACCAGCAACTAATCGTGCGGTCTGTGCCGCAGCTTCCGCTTCTGATGTCTTATTTAGACGTTCTAACTCTTGTCTATATAATTCATCACTTAAGAATTTATTCGCGTCTAATTTGCTCTTATTTGCGTTCAAGAATATTTGTAATTCTAAATCTGCTTGTGCAATTGTCGCTTCCGTTTGTTTTTGTAAGAAACTATTTTTGATTTCTAACTTTTCAGCTTCGTATTGAGTTTGGGTTTTTTTACCCTTTTCTTTTTCAAATTCTAAAACCGCCAAACGTTTATCTCTTAACTGCTCCTCGTACCTTACGCTCTCCTCTAAAGATTTAGCACGAATTCCTTGACCAGCGATAAACTTATCTATTTCTGATTTTTGTTTCTCTATTGCTCTGTCAATAGCCTTTTCGGCAGCGGCTTGTGCTTTTTCCCTACGAGCTTGTGCATCGGCTTCAGCTTTTTCTGCTTTCGCTTGTGCATTTTCAGCCAATTTATCTTCTTGGTTTTGCGCTTTTTCTAATCTTTTGGTAGTTTCATCTTTTATAGAAATTTTACCCAATTCAGCTTTTTTAATAGCTTCCAATTCCTTTTCTGTGATACGACCTTGATTTAACAAATAATTTCCGTAAGCCATTGTGTTACGTTTCAAATTCGTTAATTCTTGGTCAGATAACTGCCCTTTAATTCTGGCTCCCTCAATAGCATTTTTCAATTCAGCTTCGGCAAGTGCAGAACGTTGTCTAAAATTGGCTTCCTCTATTTTTTGAGCTTGTTGGATATAGGCAATTCTTTCTTTTTCTGTAAGCGTTCTATTTTTAGATTTCACAATCAATTCATCATATTGTTGTGAAGCTTTCGCATTCGCTACTTCTTGGGAACGTTGCGCGTCAGCTAAATCTTGTTGAGCATTTTTAAGATTTGCAGCTTCTTTCGCCGCACTCGCCATTGACGAACCAAAACCAGAAAAAGCTTCTTTTAATGATTTAGCTCCAGTTATTAAAGATAAAAACGTTTGTCTAACTACATCAATAATAGCGCTGATTGCCGCAAAACCTTGCTCAACTTTATCCATTACAGGGTCAAGGCTTTTAAATAATCCAATCAAAGTACCTAATACAACCCCAATAACTGCCAATACGGCTCCAATTGGTGTAGCGATAAAAGCCAAAGATGCTTTTACTAATCCTAAAACACCTTGTACCATTCCAGATATAGCACCCTTGAATAAGTTACCAGCACCACCAGCTTCTTGCGCTCTTTGTGTAAAAGCACCCAAACCTCCATTCAATGGATTAATACTCGCAAATGCTTCCCTTACACTATCTGTGTAATTACCAATGTTTATTTTTTGTTTCAAATAAGCATCAGCATTAGATTTTATGTAATCGTTGTTTTCGTCAAGCTTTTTATTTAAAGCCGTGATTTGCGCTTGACCCTCAGCGGTTGTCGTGTTCGTTTCATTACGCAATTTATTCAATAACTTGTTTTGCTCTCTGGCTTCCGCTATTGAAGTGACTTCTGTGTTCAAAGCCATATTCAAAAGCTCTGTTTGAGTCACTTGATTTTCAGTAGCTTTCCCGCTTTCTTGGATAGCTTTTACGTTTGAAGCGTAAGCGCTATTTAAAGATTTCAAAACGGCTTCATTTTCAATAAATTGTTCCGAAGTTCCTTTACCAGAAATTACCAATTCTTTTTGAGCGTTTTTTATCGAATCAATTTGCTTCTTTAAATCTGAAGTTGATTTCAAAAGTAAATCTATGTCAATGTCTAATTCTGCTAATACTATTTTTTGTGCCATTTTTTATGCTTTTCTTAAGTTTAAATATCCAGTTACTGGGAAACCGCTTGACCAAACTGCAGTTACTTTAAAAGTTGTACTATCATATACCCCTTGTGTAAGTGTGAAAGGTACAGAATAGTAGTAAGAAGTTCCCGTGTTAGAAATATTAATTGTTTGCCCTCCAATAACTATTTGACCAGTGATTGTTCCAGAGCCAATAGTACCTCTTTTTACTCCAATCTGGAAAGTTTCACTCGCCGCATTTACCGTGATTCTTGTTGAACTTTCAAGTGTAATTGTACTGGATGTCGGTTCCGTGTTTATAGTTGTGTTTGAAATTATATAATTTGGAATATTTGCTATCACGGTTGCCGTTGCTTGAGCTATAACACCAAGAGAATTGACAATTTTGTAAATAAAGCTTGATGTTCCATTCAATACACTTGGAGTAAACGTTACGCTTTTCTTATTAATGAAATCAGTTATTGTTCCCAAAGTAAAATTAGTGATATCTACTGAATAAATATTAGCATCTGGAGCTCCAAATTCATCATTTGCCATCACATTCAATTGTTGTGGGAAAATTGTATCTACAAAGAAATTATCATCTACCGCTTTGATAAATTTAGGTTGTATTTTAACCAATTCAACTTTCGTGTCTTTGTAAGGAATAAAATTGTTGATTTTATTAATAAAAAATGAACCGCCTAATTGCTTCAAATAAACTGGCTTTGAAAAGTCAATATTTGAAACATCACTTTCGTTCAAACGTAAAGTTGTGGTCATTATTTTAGCTTTGTTTAAAATACTCGCAAAATCAGAATAATATTTACTTTGTATTGAGCTATATTTTAAATCAGTGTAACTATCAAATTGTATTGTGCTTAATGTCGCATTTTGATTTAAAACTTCACTCGTTATATGGTAAGTTCCAGTAATTTGTTGCGCTCTAAGAAAGTAAAATCTATTTGATAAAGTTTTGTAATCAACTGTATTGTTGTCTTTTATTTCTTTGTTCCATAATCTGTAAACATTTGATGTAAAGCCAATATTTGAAGTTTGATTAAAGTCTGGCGAATAAATTACAGAACTAATAATATTTTTTGAATCTGGCAAAACTGGATTATCAATTTCAATAAAGCCATCGTTGAAAAAACTATTTTCATCATTGTATTTATGTCTTAACCAATTCTTTTGAGAATATGCTCCGTAAATATAATTTTCATTATCTAATGATTGAAATTTACCGCTCCAATCAATTGGGGTCGCGTATAAAATTTCGCTCAAATATTTGAAAGTGTAACTATTATCAGTCTTGTCTTTGAAAATTGTTAGGTTATACATCCATAAAATTTCGCTCAAAAATTGCTTGATTTGCATACCGCCAAATTCTTCTTCAAATAAAACGGCATTTGTCAATTCTTTGAAATCAGCAGTTAAAAAGAAATCACTCACGTTTGTAGGGTAATCATCATAATTATTGAAAACAACTTCCAACTGAAATTTAATACTTTCTCCAGCGGTCAATGAAATATATTGACTGACTGTTCTTGTTGTTCCATCACATAAAAAAGACTCGCCGAGGAAACGTGCGTAAGCGATATAAGTACTACCATTTGTTCTTTGAATAGAAATATAAGGGTTCAAAGTGAAAGTTACTTTAATCTTGATATTTTGAACAGCAACAAGAGTTATCTGGTCGCCAGAAGCAGTGATTTTACTTGTGGTAATTAATGAAAATGAATTGAATTTGACTGGCACATATTTTCCAGCGTAATCATTTGTAACATTCGTCACATAATTTGAAATATCATTACTTGTTAAAATTGAACTACCAACTACTGGCGGACTTGCTTTTGGGTATGTGATATATAAATTTGTAAAATCTGGATTTGTCTTGAAACTTCCGTTTATTGTTATTCCAAGTGTGCTTTGAATTTTTTGTAATAGCCAACTTACTTTGACAGACGGAACAAGATAATCAATATTAATTTTACCTCCGTGCATTGATTTACCATTGTAGTCAGCAAAAATATAAACATAAGGCTTTGACAAATCTTGCGTATCTGAAACAGATTGAACCGTCTTGTCGTGAGCCAATTCGCTCAAATCCAAATCCGCCAAACTTAAATTTTCAATCGCTTTGTAAAAATCTATAATTCCGTCAAAAACATTACACTTGAAATCTTTATCCGTTGAAGTGATAATCGCCCAGCCACGTTTTACAATTGACTCACCGCTATCAGAATATAAATCACAATCATTTTTTCTATATGGTATATTTGAATCGTTACCAACAATTCCAAGCATATCAAACGCTTTTATGTTATTTGCCGTTCTTGGAATAGAAAATGTATTTGTGTAATTTGCTTGTCTGGTATTGACCGAACCAATTTCGTTCACTTGTAACGTTTTTGCTATCGTTACATCTGGTCGTAATTCAATATCGTACCCGTTTATAACTAATCTCATATTTTTCTGTTTACGTTGATTGGAATATCAATTGCCAATGACAAAGTATTTAATTTTTCACGGGAATTGGAAATTCTAAATGTTCCAGATTTTAAACTTACCTCTATCCAATCCGTATTTTCCGCTTTTGTAAATGGAGTACCAGTGAATAAAAACACTTTTACGCTATCCAACAAATCACGCAAAATCAACATTTCGTCTTGTGTTATATTTTCTTGAATAAATGAAATTGAATTTGATGATTCAGTACCCAAAGAAAGGTACGGAGAAATTGTGTCAGCTAAATTATTAAAATCGTTGTTTAAAGAACCCAATTCTTTCGTTGATATATTTTCATTTCCTTTGTTAAAAAGCCAGTAATTCCACCCTCCAAATGAGTTCATCCATTTAAGGTAATGCCCATTACAATGTGAAGTTATTTTTTCAACTAAAAAATTGGCACTCCCAGCTGATGAAGAAGCCGTAACGTTATTAAATCCGTCATTGAATGGAATTACATCTTCAATACTTACATCTGTTCGCCCATCGCTAAAAAATAAACGAGGTACTTTGTAACCAGTTGTGAAAGTGTAATTAATTCCGTTACTATTGTTTTTTAAGTTGAAATTTGTTGTGCTATAATTATAGATTGAAATATCAAACGGGTAACCCGCCCAATACTTTACCAATGGTAATTGCTTCAAAATGAATAATGTATTCAAAGCAAAATTATAAAGAGGGTAATTTTTTTTGTAATCAATTAAATTGGCATAAGCATTAAACCACGTCACCGACCTTGAGCTTGTTTCAACTACTCCAGTTGAAAGATATATCTTGAACTGAATAGTTTCACTCAACATTGCTTTTGAGCTCCAATCGTACACGTATGAGCCTGATATGTTAGGATTGATTGTGTCAGCATAATTATCCACATTCAATTCAACTGATTTTACTGATTTAAAATTGAACCAGAACCAGCCATTCAAATCTGGATAAATTGTGTATGTAAATCCGTTTGTAGTTATTTCGGATTTAACTTGTGTCACTCCAGCCGTGCTACTTTTGTATTTGATTATATTATTATTAAATGCTAATAATATTCCAGCCGTGAAATCTTTGTCGTATGTATAATCTAACGCCATTCTGCTATCATTTTTTCAATTTCTGTTTTAAAAATCATTGTTTGTTCCAATCCAACTTCATTGATTATCTTTTGAATTCGCTCGTCTGTTACAACTGAACTAATCAATTCAACCCCTCCGTAACCCTCCCTTTTCCAGCCTTTTTTGGCTATCTTACGGGCAATTAAAAAAGCCAAACTACTAATAGATATTTGACCTTGTATTCTACTTGCTATTCCTTTATCTTGAATCCATTGTTTTATCGCGTCAATTGGCGGAAATTTACCAGCTCTACGACCAGTTTCTAATTGCTGACCATAAGCTTCTCCAAACAATTTAGCATTCAACCCCTCAACTCTAACTTCTAAAGTTTCAGCGAATCTTCCGCTGGCACGCATACCCTTTGCATCATAAGCAATAATCAAATCTTTTTTAAGATTTTCAAACTCTTTTGAAAGAATTGCGCTTTTATTCATAACTTCTTATTTGAAAAGTTACCCATAATCCACTCATATTTGCGTCAATCACATCAATAGCGTCAACACTTTCCCAAGACAGAATATCTAAGTCATAACAAGTTTGCATTTTTAATTCTAAAGCATTTAAAGCCGTGATTAACGGCTCTATTTTACTTTCGTATTTGCTTTCTGATTCTGGCGCTTCTGTTTCGTTATAATAATTTTGAGCGAATTCGTCTGGTCTTACAAAAAAGAAATTACCATTGTAAACTCGGCTATTCGTGTTTCTGTCATATTGACCACGTCTAACTGGGAACAATAGCAAGTGAGTTTTGTCTGGTTCAAGTTCGCCGTCTTGGTCAATTAAATTCAAGTGCGACTTGTTTCCGTAATGGAATGCAAAACTACTTGCTATACATTCCGTTTCTATAATTCTAACTAAATCCATCAGCAGTATATTTTTATTCCTTTAAACGAGCCGTCTTTTAATAAATTGGAAATACTATCGTAAAAATCTGGTTCAACTCTAATACTCACTTCGTTTTTGTCGATGTGTTCTGGAATATCTTTTATGAATTTTCGCAGTATGATTTTATTTTTGTTGGCGCTCATTACATTTTTGTTTTTAATTTCTGGAATTCGGCTTCTATTTGGTTCTGTAAATTGTTCATTCGTAACAAATAAATAATTTCAACATATTTCTTTTCTCCAAAATCAAACGGATAACCTCCGTATATCTTTGCTAATTGAGAAAGTGGCAATACATCGCTAAATTCATTTAGTTGATTACCTCCAGCAGCTTCCCAAATACCAGCATCGGCATTAACCGATTGCAAAAGTTTCTGTTCCTTGTCTTGCAAAAATACAAAATAATCGGATATGTATTTTTTTAGTTGAAAATATTTTTGTATAGGTAACGAATAAAGTTTTTCCTCGTCAATTCCAAATGCCAAAATGAATATTTCCTTAATGTCTTCCTCGCTTTCCGACTTACTTAATTTTTTGAATAGATTACGGACTTGATTGTATGTCAAGTTATTAATATCGACTTTGAACCAGTCTTTCGCTTTTACAGAAGTCAATAAAGCCACGTATGGAAGCTTTTTATCATCTGATAATGAAATGTATTCTTTTACCGTTATTTGTTTCACAATTTTATGTTTAAAGAAGTTGATTTTTTCAGTAATTCTTTTTCAATTCCGTAGCAAGTTAAATCAATATGCTCATCGTGTTTGGCATTAGGGAACATCGCAATTTGTTGTAAGTAAGCTTCGTTCCAACTACCCTCCACAAGTTTCACTCTACCGCTTTCAATAAATGGACTGACCGTTCTGGCTCTTTCTATTTTAGATATTTGAACAAAGTCACTTTTGATTTCAGAAATATTCAATCTGGTTTGTTGTTTTATTAATTGAGCGATACTCTTACCACTCGCTTTTGGCTCAACATAAATCATATTGATGTGAACTCCAACCGCTTGTATAAATTCTGGAATGAATTTTAAAAGCTCTGGCATTTCAAGGTATTTGTCTATTGATGAAAGTATGATATAATCGTTATTGAATTTGGCTGAAATTTGAATTCCAGTTGGGTCGTTTGAATTATCTTTCGTGTAAGCTCCGTCAATATACATATTCCATTTTAAAGGAGGTAAATTTGCCTTACTTATAATTTCAAACCAATTCTTTTTCCATTCCCCTCCCTCGTCTGGTGACGGAGTTTGCATATATTGACCAGCGAATGTATATCTATTGGCTTGTCTAATTTGTTCTAATTCCTCAAATGTATGTTTGTCTTCCCAAAGAGGTTCGTTTTTTTCATTTAAAGCTGGTAGGCATAAATGGTGCCAATCTTCGCCACTTCCACCATCCAATAAAAATCCGCTCATATCTTCTTCGTGTAGTCTTTGCATAATCACGATGATTGGAGTTTCTCTGTCGTTTACACGGGAACGGATTGTGTTGTTGAACCTTTCATTTACAGCCTTTCTTTTTACCTCGCTAAATGCGTCATCTGGCTTCAACGGGTCATCAATAATAATTGCACCGCTGAATTCTTTACTATCTGTTACACCAGCTCCGAAACCAGTAATCGCTCCTCCAGAAGCCGTAGCATAAACTCCTCCCCCGTGGTCATTGAACCATTTTGATTTGGATTGCGCGTCTTTCTTTAATTTCATTCCCCAAAACCTTTGAAAAGCATCTGATTCAATATACTCTTTTGTTTGGCTGGAATTATCAAGCGCCAAACTATCGGAATAAGAAAGGTGTATGAATTTAGAAGTTGGATTTTTAGCCAGCGACCAAGCGATAAAACATTTTACCGCCAATTCTGTCTTCCCGTAACGAGGTGGAATATTAATTATCAATCTTTTTATATTCCCGTCAGCAACCTCTTGAAGCGTTTCAGCGATTTTAACAAAGTGCGGAGCGATAATGAAATTACGTAATGTATTTTCTTTATAGATGTAACGTGAAAAAAAAAGTAAATCACGTTCACATTTGGCTTTGAGAATTTTTTCTTTTTTGGTAAGCATTAATATTCCTTTTCTAATTCATCGTTGATGATTTTGGCTTCCTCTGGAGTTAATTTACCAGCGTCAATATTTTTGTTTACGTTTTCGCTTTCTATAAATTGCATTGATAGTTTTCTCAATTCTTCTGGTGTAGCTATTAATTTCATCAAAGCCATTTGTAGCGCTGGAGCGTTTGAATTATACCATTTTGAACGCATCGAAACTTTCAATTCTGTTCTGTTTTGTTCAAGCTGCTCAAACATTCTTTTATAGTAGTCCGAATCGTTCGGAAAATGTTCGTAGAATGTTGATTTAGCACAAGGCATATACGCAATGATGTCTTCAATAAAAAATAATTTGTTTTTCTTTATTGCTTCAACTGCCGTTTTAAATAAATCTTCTGTTTTGTATGCCATAATTTTTTTATTTTAAACCTACAAACGCTTTCAAAGGATAGAATACAAGTGAATTTCTGTACCCTCCCTCGTGCGTTGGTATAATTGGTGTAACTCCGTGAACGTTTTTCCAAGCTGGGTACACTAACATTGAATTGTTTGCGCTATCCATTGTCGCTCCATAATCTGGAACGTGTAAGTTACCGCCTTTGGCGTTTAGTCTTTTGGTTATAATTACGTTTACTGCTCCTACTATGTTTCCAGCATCTCTATGAAAGGGCGCGGATATGTTGTAATTCGAGATTGAGGACGTGAATAGTTCGGCGAAACGATATTTTGGGTCCACGTCTTCGAATAGTTTTTTTTGCTTTTCGTATAGGTCAGGTAATATCTCTTTCATTATAGCTTCGCTCTCCTTGGCGAGTAGTAACATTGCTTTTACAAATGTTTCAGCAGTCTTTACAGAATGTACACTTGACTTTGACGGATAAGGGCGTTTCATATGCGGTTTTGGCGGAATGCTGCCGAGTATTGTACTCATTTGAACCGTCTGCGACGCTTTAGCTTCTTTTCTTGTTTTACCACCTTTGTAAACGGCTTGAAAAACGTCAGAACGCTCCAGTAATGTTTTTGGAACTCTCTTTGAAAGGAATTCTACATTGGCGAGGTCGGCAAGTTTTTGCGCCTTTTCGGAGTATTTTGATATTTCCTTGATATAGAAGCCTATTGGCTCTCCGTTTTCGTAGAATATGCAGTCTTCCGTTATGTTCGGTTCGGTGTAAGGGCATCGGTCGCCAATCCTTGTTTCGTGTTCAACTTTTATTAAATCTACTCTTTTCATAATTACCTTTTTATTACTATGTGGCTATTTTTTGGTTCATTTGGCTTATCTTTCAAGGTTACATTTTCTGGAAATAAATTCAACATAATTTTTACGTCTTTTAATTTATCATTTATTCTGTCTGAAATTGAACCCAAACCCCCTTTTTCATATCTTTTAAAATCTAAAAAAGTGTAATTTAAAATTAAATTACCACCGTATTTTTTCAAATGATAAGCTGTTGAATAATAATCAGGAATTGTATTAATTTCTTCGTGAAATCTAAATTCAGTTTTTTTAATAGCAAAACACCTACCGTCAACAAGACCAAATTTAGAGTATTTATTTTTTGCGTATAATGAATTTCCAGTTGAATTCAATCCAACAAGTTTTATTCCCATTTTATCGCATTTAGGCAATATAGAAATTAATTCTTCAATAGGGTAATCAGTTTCACATTTTACAAACTTACCATTTACAATTTTTTTTGCCCCTATACAATCATCACTCATAAAGATTCCCCATTCGTCTTTTTCAAGCATAGAAAGACCATAATTGAAATTGTTTTGTATTCCTTTCGGTTCTTTTGTTTCAATTAAAGTTCCTTTTGAGCCAATACATTTGAATTTTTCTTTATTATCGTGGCACAATACAACATGCTCTCTATTTAAAAGTTTAGAAGTTGTTGCATTTTCGTACCTATCGTAATACATTAAAAAAATTTTCATAATCTATTCTTCTTCGGGTTGTAATTTGGCTTTTTCAATCTTCAATTGCTCCAAAAGGAAATATCCAATGTACATTTCTTTTCCGCGCCAAAACTTCACTAACTCTTGAGCTTCTTCGTAATGTTCCGCTTCAAATTCAATCTGAATAGCTTTCTTTACGCCGTTTGTCATTGAGTCCATTTCGCTTGACACATCGTCGTCGTCAAGTAGGCTATAATCTACTTCTTCCTCTTGTTTCCAAACATCCATACCCCATTCCTCAAGTTGTTCTGCGTCCCATTCGTTCGCAAGTTCGTCCCAATTATTTTCACCGAATGAAACGTTATCTTTAATAATATAAGCTCTTAATTTAGCTATTGGAGTATCTTGTGGCAAAATCTTACACGGAACTTCTTTGATTCCAACTTCTTGCGAAGCTTTTAAACGCATATTTCCAGCAATAACAACTAACTCTCCATTGTTATCGTACGCAATAACTTCGCGAAGCTCTAACATTTCTGGGTCATCAATGATTGATTGTTTTAATTTTTCAAATTTTGCGTCACGAATGATTCTTGGATTTTTTGGCAAACCATTAATTTGACCATTGTTACCAATTAATTTGTTGATTTTAATTACTTCAATTTTCATTTTAAATTTGTTTTAAAGCTTCGTTATTTCTATCTAAATGTTCAATTTCAGAAAGTAATTTATCTCTTTTTTCATTTCTTTCATTTACAGTAGTCATTTTTAAAAAATGAATAATTTCATTAACTTCATTGATTTGATAAGATTTGATATGTTCTAAAAAATTTTGAGCTTCTTTAATATGCTGTTGTTCACTTACTAATGGGCTTTGACTTAGTGTTTTTTCTGCTAAATTCATAATAATTGTTTTTTATTGATTAATATTAATTTCTATTTATTGATTTGATTATACTTTCTTAATGCAGCCATTCTTGATGCGTCTGTTAGACTATAAATACCAAAACGAACATTTCTGCCGTGCTTGTTTTTTATCTCCTTCAAATCGCATTTAATGTTTATTTCGTGCGTAAGCCTAATTTTTGAAATAATTGCGGTAACATTTAAAACACCAGTCATTTCTGTAAGTTCAGAGCGACTTGCATTTTTGTTATTAATTAATTCAAAAAGAATTTCAGAAGTTTGATTTTTTGGTTTTTCTAAAGAGTGTCTGTTTGTAGTCTTGAAAAAGTTGAACATAATATAGTTTTTTAGAGTTAATAAAAAGGGAGTTACGTTTTGGAAGCAACTCCCTTAATCAAAATATCAATATTAATTCAAAACCATAACAAAAGTAATGATTTTTTTAATAAAAATACTTTTTTTAATTATTTTGTTTGCAATCGTGATTATTTGTTTTTAAGTTGTTTAATAAATTCGTTTAAAAAACTATATGCAAAATGTTCAAACATTGTTTTGTCATTTTCGCGAAAGTAATTTCGTATTTTACTAAGTGATTTTATATCCTCCTCACTATACATTTTCTTGTCTTGTTCTTTTTGCCAAAGACCTCCTCTTAAAAAAGCTCTTTCTGTATCTGCTGCTTTTTCAAAACCTAATTGACCTCTTTTATAATATTCTCTTGCAGCTTCCTCAAGTGTTTCTTGTTCGCATAACTCTTTAGCTTCTTGCTCAACTTGCTTATGTATTTCTGGGTCGCCATTTTTTTCAAGCCAGTTATCAATAATGTTTTGTTTAGGAAATTCTTGTTTAGGTTCTTCTTTACTCATTTTTATGCTTCTTTAGATTGGTTAATTTTATTTCTTAAATCCGAAATATTCAAAGCCAGAGCAGTTGTTTGAATTTTTGGTAAATATTCTGATGCTTCTGGGAAATTTTCTTGAACAGATTTGTAGGTTCTCAAATTAAAAAGCGTTACTTCAATTTCTTTTCGAAGTTCTTTTGCTTCTTTATAAACTAACTGATAAGCATCCATATACGATAAAAGTTCTTTTGCGTCTTTTTGGCTTGGGAAATACTCAATTCTTCCGTAATTATCTTTTCTTGGTAATTTTTTATCCAAGCAAAAATATTGATAATCAAACCCGTTTCCAGATACTCTTACTTCTGACCCATTTTTAAAATAATTTTGGTGCTTTTCATAAAAAGATAATACATCTTTTGGTATTTCGTATTTTACTTTATCATACAATAACTCAAGAAAAATATTTTCTTTTAGTTTTGCGGCTTCAATTCTTGTAGCAACCATTTTTTCAGCTACGTTTTCTGCAATTGTTTTTGTGATTCTTGACATTTTGATTATTATTTAGAGATTAATTGATTATAATATAAGTTGAATAAATGATTTTGAAACGCTCTTGTTTCGTCGCCAAGTCCAGAAATATTGTGTTCGTTTTCCTCAATAATTATCTTGGCAATTTCATCAATTCCATAAATATCTAATTTTGTTGAAAGTAATATCTTTCCTTTTTCTGCTTGTCCGAGAATGTTATTATCTAAAAATTGAACGTATTCAATCTCTGGATTATCCCATCGGTCTAAATAAGAAGTTTCAAGAAGCTTTCCAACCGCGTCTATGACTTTGTTTACAAAATTTTCTTTTGGCTTTACAATCACATAATTCGTGTCTGATTTCTTTGAACTATCATTTAATCCAAGAACATCTATTTCATCAAATTGTAATTTCAAAGATTTAAGTAAATTCATTGGGAGTGTAATTCTACCTTTCAATTCTTCAGCATCAAGCATTGAAGCAAATTCAACTGGAGCAAATTTTTTGTCTTTACAAGCATTTAGCCAAGCTTCTGAAAATGGTATTCCAATTTCGTATTCAGCTTTGTGTTCATAAAAACCAGCATTCGCTCCAGTTAGAGCAAAAATCAAAACATTAATCGCTGATTCGTTATTGCATAATTTTAAAATTACAGCAATTCTATTGTAAAGTTGAAATTGATATTTAATTACTCGGCTTTCGTTTATCTCTATATCAACAAAATTATAGTGAAAAACGGATTTGTTTTGGTTTTCATAAGCCAATATACCTTTTCTAAAAATTCGTGTCTTAAAATCGCTATCTGCATTTTTATAAATTGCGCCGTATTGATTTGCAAAAATTACATTTTCATTTTTAGTGCAAAAATACAATCCAACATTTTTATAGAAATGCTCAACATCTGGGGTCATTTCAATATAGAATTTTGTGTAATCTTCTTCTGGGTCTATAACTTCAATTTCGTTTATTTCCGCATCTTCATCTTCATCCATTGCGTTTGAATAAATTTCACGAATTGGAGCGAAAGCCGTGTCCCAATCATTCCCTCCCATTGTGGTAGTTAGAGAAGTTTCGTTTCCATTGATTAAAATTACTTTGAAGTTTTGGTCACGGAATTTTTGGTCACGAGTTGTGAATTTGATTTCGTCTTTACCAGAGAAAACATAAAATTCAATTCCTTTTCTTAAAAGAGTTGAAATTGCGTATTTGTTGCCACTTCCGTACATTCCAATTTTTGAAGAGTCATTTCTTTTTGAACTGGCTCCGATTAAAGAAAAAGCTTGAATGTCAATTTTCCCTTTTGATTTGATTTCTAAAAATTTTTTCATTTGGTTTTGATTTTAATATTGATTTAATTTAATTGATAGTATGCAAATTTTCTAACTACATCTTTTGCGAGTTGTACTCCAAATATAGAAATCACAATCAAAATAGCTTCTTCATCATCTCCAATATAACTACATTCGTGATTTGAATATTCATAATCGTAAACTTCTTGCGGGGTACATTCAACGGCAATTCTTTTTTCTCTTTCCGTATAATAGTTTCTTAATTTTTCAAGTCCTTCTTTCGTTCCGTAAAGACCAGCTCCTCCGTCAAAAATTTGTTCGTCTGTGATTCCAGATTTCTCTTTACCTTCTGCGAATTGTTGATTTGAAAATGCGAAAAAACATTTTTCTAAAATTGGTTCTTGATTTTTGATTTCTTGATATTTCATTTTATTTGATTTTGATATTTGTAAATTCAATTTATTCTATGTATGTATTTATACTTGTATAATTACATTAAATTTTCGTCAGTAAATGATAAATATCCATTTGATGTCAAAATTAAATGGTCTTGAACTTGAACATCTAAAAGCTGGAGAGCTTGTTTTATTTTTTTAGTAATTTGCTTATCAGCGTCACTTGGATTCAAATTTCCACTTGGATGATTGTGCGCTAAAATAACTCCAGAAGCTAAACTATCAACTGCGTATTTTGCAATTATTTTAATATCAACAACGGTACCAGCTATACCTCCTTGTGAAATTTTAGCATAGCCAGTTGTTGTATTTTTTCTATCTACTAAAAGAATAAAAAATGATTCAAAAACATCAATGTCATCTCCGTAATATTGTGAAATTACTTCGTGAGCAACTTTACTTGATGTGATTTTAACGTTTTGAAATTCTGTTGGATTTTTTTTGATTGTGAATAAAGATTGACTTGACATTTTGATTTGATTTAAAATTGATATTTGATTGATTTTGATAGGCAAATTTAATTAATATTTTTTAATTACCAAATGAAATGTAATTTTTTTTATTTTTTTTTTTTAATCTTTATGAAATTGCCCGTCACGCATTACTCCAGTTCTTTTTGAAATTATGTCATAAGCACTTTGCAAACATTCTTCAAGTTTTAATCCTTGCATTTCAGCTTGTAAAATAATAGTAACGAGTATATCTCCCAAAGCGTCAATAATTTCTTCTCTATTGTCCTCGTCTATCGCTGAAATAAGCTCCAATACTTCTTCGTGAGTTTTCTCGGCTTGTTTCATTGTGGTGCCATTATCTAAAATTCCTTTTTGTTTTCCCCAAGCTATTACCAAAGCTTCTAATTCTTGATATTTCATTTTTCTTTCTGTTATTGTTAGTTTATATTTTGGATTGTAACCAAAAGGAGTAATCCCTATACTCTGGTTTTGATTGTATTCTAATTTCATAATCCTTTTTCTTTTTTGAATATTTCTAACATTTCTTTAGGATTATCAGATTCCGCATCTATACCTGTTTCTAATGATGTTATAAATTTTATTAACATCCACTCTGCAAACTCAATAGCAAATTCATCTGTTATTGTTTCAGCATTTTGAATGTCGAATCTTTTACCGCTTTTAAATGCGTCTATAAACTTCTCTTTTAGTGTCATAATCCTTTTTCTTTTTTAAATATTTCTAATAGTTTGTCATAATCTTCTTCTTGCCATAGAGTAGTATTGTATAGTCTTATCCTATCAATCCACTCTGCAAACTCAACAGCATAATCATCTGCTATTCTTACACAATGATTAGATGCTTCGTACAATTCATCATACTTTAGAGTTCCTATTTGAGATTCAAACATTATTTCTATGTTATCAAATTCTTCTTTTAGTGTCATTTTTTTAAATCGTATTTAATTGGTTTTGTGTCTTTGTGGTTTTCAGCAAGTTGTTTTGCTTCTTTTTTCAATCTTTTTTCTTCTTCAAAAATTGTTTCTTTTGGAGGTTTTGTTTTCATATCTTATTTCTTTTTAAATTTTTCGTTATAGTATTGTTCTGAATTTTTTCTTAGACTATTATTTATATGGTATTCATATTCATCATCTACCCCATCACAAAAAGCATCTTCAATTTGTTCTTTTTCCATTTCTTTTGCTTGGCTAATTTCATTTGCGTAACTAATTAAAAAATCATTATTTCCAAAATCATTATTTAATTTATCTACTAACCATTCTATTGCTGTCATATCTTATTTAATTTGAATTCGTAAATTGTATCTGGACTTAATTTATTGGCTTTACTTTGTCTGACTGAATATTGCCAAGGTACTTGACTATTTAATTGGTCTATACTCATATTTCGTATTGTTTCCATTCTGTGTTCCAGTTTGGCAATTTCAATACAAAGCTTTCCGAGTGCTTCTTCTGGGCAAAATTTCAAATATCTTTTATAAGAAATCAATTGTGACTCAATTCTATTTCTGTGAGCTATTACTTTCATAATCTAAATATTGATAAATCGGTTCTTTTGTACTTTTAGTATTTAATAAATTGTAAATCTTTTGTTTTGTTAATCCAGTTTTTTCAACACAATCAGCAACTGAATCAAATATTTCACCGTCTGAAATTCTAATTACTTTTTTTAGTTCTCCATTTGTTTTTTGAACATAAAAAGGATTTTTCGGTATTTTTCCATTTTTAATACTTTCCAAAACTTGATAATCCATTTCTGTGTATTTTGAATGGTGCTTATTTAAAAGACGATGATTTTTAATACCAGCGTCTGAAAATATTTTATTGATAATTTTATTTGTTAGCATATTAATCAAATAAATCAGTTTGAAAATTTATTTCTTTTTCTGTATCTTTTCTTTCTGATAAATCATTTATTCCACAAAATCCATTACATTCAAATAATGGTTCTGGCTCTCTACCTTTCATTAAATCAATATTTTTTATTTCTGGATAATTTGGATGCGGTTTTAAAAATACTAATCCACCATTTTTTGACTGGTCTTTTAGCATTGTAACTGGAATTCCTTTTAGGTCAGTTAATCTATGTTCCATTTCAGCCATTGCTTCAAATTTTAAAGGAAAATCTCTTTTCATTTTTTGCCAATATCCTATACCACCTTGAACGCAACCAGTATTAAAACAATTATTATTTAAAAAACCTAATTGATACATTCTTGGAACTTCTAATCCAGCATCTTGAACTATTTTAATGCAATCCTTTTTACTATATCCATAAAGTAATAATGGATATATTGCTTTTGCATCTGGATTATTTAAAGTCATAGATTTTGCTCTTTTAAATTCGTCTAATTCAAAGCCAAATGCTTGGTATTTGAATACATTATTTTTTTGCCATTTTAATCGAACTTGTTTTTTTAATTCTCCAGAACAAATAGCGCCATTTGCAACGTTTAAAGATTTGTGTTTTACCCAAACATCTTGAATTGAATTATATTTATTTCCAAGACCAGTTATTATTTCAATTTCTTTACCATACCATTTTTCACAATCAGTTTTAAAACGATATGTATCTTCATCTTCATTTTTAGTATCTATAAAAATAAATCTTATATTTTCTAATCCAAATATGTCAATACAAATTTTGCAAGTAACTGCTGAAGTTATTCCTCCTGACCACCAAGCTATAATCTTATTTTCCATTATTCTTTTTTTTATTATTTATTCTATGAACGGTCGCTTCTATTATTTCGTGGTCTATATTCCAAGCTTCAACAATTTGTGTGAGAGCAACTTTTGAAGGTAATTTTTGAAGGGAAATGAATTTTACCATTTTAGAATATTCATTTGCAATTTTAATTGTTTCTTCTTGACCATTATTGAAAACAACATTGTAATCCCTTTCAGCTAATGGTTCAAGTTCTTTAATTAAAGAATTCATTTGTTGTTTGAGTCTTTGTTTATTGTAATGCGTTCCTTGAAGTTCCTCCAAGTTTTCTAATAATAGCTGGATAAGAATAATTGCTTCCAACAATACTAACATATTTTTATCTGATTTTTCGTTGTTCATTTTTTTTGGTTTTAAATTATTACTGATTTATTTTCATTTTTAGCTCTTGTAAAAAAATCTATTAAGATTAACTTTTTGACCATCACATCAATTTTTTTACTTTCCCCGTGGATAATATTATCTAATTCTTTTTTTATCGCTTTACGTTCGCTTGAATTTTGAGTTGGCTGGTTTTTCAATTGAATTTCCAATAGTTTACGAGCTTTTATATTTTTCTTGATATAATAATCCCAATATTGCGAATCGCTATCTTTTGGCACGTGAATTAATCCCCTCAAGACAAGTTCGTCAAAAATATACACAAGCGGTTCACTTACTTCATTATCGCTCTTAAAATCATTGTATTTTCTATTTATAGCTTCAGTCATTAATTGAAACTTTTCTTCTTCTGTTTTTTCTGGAGCTTGTATTTCGTTTGAAATATTTAATTCTATCTTTTTTTCTGACTTCCATTTTTGATATTTCTTAAAAACTTTTGCGATGTAAGTAGAATTAAAAAGCTGGAAATGTTCTGTTTGTTCTGTGAATTGACCGAAACGCTCCATTTCAAACGCTTTTACCATTTCTTCAAAAGTAAAATTTGACCAGTAACCATCAAGCATATTAATAATATCTTGTTTCATAAAACTATCAATTGGATTTTTAATTTCCATTAATACAGAAGTTTGTGTAATCCAACCAGTAACTAAAAAAACAAAATTCGGGTCTTTTTTTATTTCTTTAATTTTTTTGAAGTCGTATGATTTTTGCAAAAAAGATTTGACTGGCAAATTTATTTCAATTTGAACGCTTTGTCTTTTTTGCAAATAAAAATTTTCTGAATTTGTAATTTGAATTTGATTTTCCATTTTAAAGATTGTTTTGTTGGCTTGGAACATAAAGTCCAGTAGCATCTAAATTTTGTTGGATAGTTGAAGCGGTTTGTCTTCCAGCAACAATTGACTCACTTTCTTTTTTGGCGGAACTTTTTTCTTTTTGAAATTCAGCATCATACCAACTCCATTTGAATCCGCTCCAATTTTTTACAATAATGAATTCTAAAATTTGATTCAAATTACAATTTCTTTTTTCAATTTCATTTATAAAACTTTTAAATGAAGTTTCTGTATTTGTAGCTTTTTTAGTTTTACGTACTTTAATCCAATCGGAAACTAATTTTTTATCAAATCCATAAGCGATTAAAGAATTAAAAAAAGAAAAAGGCGAAGCCGTATTATTATTTTCTTCATTTATAACATTATCACTTACACTATCACTTACACTTACATTAACACTTACAGTTGATTTTGTTGAGCTTTGTTCTACAAAATCAACATTTGTTGAATTTGTTAATTTTTGTTCTTTTAATTTAGCTAATCTTTTAGCTTCTGCAGATGCTTTACCAGCAATAGAACGACTTTCTTTTGTATGTTCCCATTTTATTAAATCGCGTTTCAATTGTAATTTAATAACTTCAAAAACTATTGCAATAGATTGGTCTATTTCTGGATTTTCATCATTTACGTATTTGAATAATGTTTTAAGAAGTAATCCAGCTTGTTCATTGGAAAGTAAATCAATGATTGATTTATTATCAGAATATAAAACAAATGATTTTTTATTTTCAGCCATTTTGTACCTCACTTTCTAAAAATCCAATTTGTTTTTTTAATTCACGAACTAATCTAATTGCAGTATTTTTATCTAATGAAATGCTTTGAATATTATAACTATTTTCATAATCATTATCTAAAATTTCAATGTATATTTCATTAAAATTATTAGCATAACATTGCAATTGTTTTTCAGTTCCTTTTTCGTGAAAAATTAATTTGACATTTGCCATATTTATAATGGTTTAAAGATTACCAATAACTATTAAATTTAAAATCCGATACGGTCGCCTTATTGTGAGATTTAGGTTTCCATATCGGATTTTTATAATATTTTCTAATCGTAATAAATCTCACTAAATTACTCCGCTAAATTAAAAATATTTATTAAATAAAAAAATTTTTTTATCATTTTTTTTCGTTTGTAATTTTAAATTGAGAAAAACCTTTCTTGTAAGCAATGTACTGAAAGCCTTTTTTTCGCTTGTTTTTATGAAAGTGAAGCCATTCATCTAATTGCATATATTTCTTTCTTACAATGCCATTTTTTAGCTCAATAGCAATGATTTCTATTTCTTCCATTGCTTAATTTGTTCCCGAATTGATTTTAATTTGTCAACATCCCAAAATTTTTGAAATTGTTTATCTATTCCAGCTAATTTGACAATTCTATCAAAGGCTTCTTTTCCAATTCTTAAAGGCAAACGTAAAGTGTAATTTTCAAAATTCCCTTCTTTATATAAATTACATTGAACACATTGTCCGTGTATGTTATCTAAATCATATTTTAATGTTTCAAAGCTTCCAGCTGGATAGTAATGCCCAGCTTGAAATTCTTTATTCCAAAGAACACCACAACTAATACAAGGTTTTCCAGCGTCACGTTCTCTAACAAAAGAATGTACTGCGGTTTTTGTTGTATTATGCGCCAGTTTCAAAGAAGTCAATTCTTTTTTTTCCTTTTCGGCTTTTTCAAGGCTTTTTCTTGGAGCTTGAACTTTGTTTAAAGCTTTTGCCATTTTGATTTTTCCATTTTCAGAATTTAGCAACCAATCTGGGTAGCAGCTTGAACACAATCCGTAATGACGAAAAGGAGTCAGTTTATTACAACCAAAACCTTTTGCCAATCCAGTTCCTTTGCAGTGTTTGGATTTTATTTCCATTTTATATAATTTGATTTGCCAATTCCAAACTCAAATCATTTAAAAATGTTCTCGCTTTGTCAATTTGGCTTTTTATTGAATCTATTAAAACTTGGTCTTTTGAAGTTTTGAAAATTTTAATTCTCATATTTTCTGGAATTTCTCTGAAGTCTGTGAACCAATCAATATTTACACTTGGATTTTGTTCGCAAAATTCTAACAATCCTTTATGAGTATAAATTTTATTTTGAACAATCTCAACAATTAAATGAATAGAATCTTCGCGAATGTTTCCGTCATTATCCATTACGTTATAATTCCAATCCGCTCGTCTAATTTCGTCATTGATAATCTTATGTGGAGTATCAACAAGGCAATAAATCAACTCGGCTTCTTCTATTCCAGTTAAATCCATATACCCGTTGAGCTGGTACACATAATCTTGATTTTTAATTTCAGTATCATACATTGGAAATGTAGAATAATCCCAAGAGGATTTGATGTCACGAATCACTCCAGCTTTGTTATCTGGCTCCCCACTAAAATATTCATTCTTGAAACGCTCTTTATTTTTAAAAAACGGCTTTCCGATAAAGTTAGAATACAAAGTCAAAGACTGGTCCTCAACTTGAATACCTTTTTCAGTGTATTTGCTTTTCATAATATTGCTTCTTTTGAAAATATATTCACGATGCAATTGTTTCAAATACGTTTTAACACCAGCGGAAAGCTCAATTGGTGCGTGTTTTTTAGCTAATAAATCGCCAAGGGTAATCGTTTGCTTCTCTGTTATCTTTCCTACTTTTTGTTTTTCAAGTAAGTCAATCATTGTTTTTTCTTGATTTTCTGTCAAGTTTGGTTTTACACCAGTCATCAAAGAGCCAAGTCCAGAACAACGAAATAGGTAATTTTCAAATGTAACTTCGGTTTTCATAATATTGATTTTTATTGATTTTGAATAGCAAATTTAATAAATAAATTTTAATTAACAAATTTTATATAAAAAAAGCGAGATTTATTTTAAACCTCGCTAATTTATTAAAATGGTAAATCGTCTTTTTCTTCTTCTGAAATTGGCTTCATTTTGTCAGTATCTTCCCAAATCCTACCATTCCCAATAAAACATCTTAACACTTCTTCTCCAGCTTTCTTCTTTTCAATTTCTTCTTTTGATAAAGATATTGAAACGCTAAAATCATTATCATATTTATCTGGCTGGTCATAATCGTATGTGTCAATAGACAAATATAATTTTCCATTTTCGTGTTTTAAAATTTTGCTTTTGTCTATATCCGTTAAGCATAACGACATTGAACGTCTTTTTCCTGTTTTCATTTTATTGTTGTTGATTTAAAATTAAGTTATTTTCTACATCGTTGAATTTATCCGCAAGCCTTTCAAATACTTCTAATGGAACGCTATTTTTTAGCTCCATAAAACCATCAAGAGTTGTAACAGAATTTAAAAATTGGAGAGTTCTTTTGTCTTCCTCTTTTTCATTCAATGTGTCAAGGTCAATTGGTTCGTTATCTGGATATTTGAAATTTCCGTCATCTTTAATAACTGACTGGTCAACTGCTGAAGCTTTTTGCATTTCAATTGAAAGTGGAGCAAATCCAGAATTCAAATGTAATTTAACAACCGTTTTTTTCGCCATTTTATCAAAATCGTCTTTCCACAATCCAGTTCCATATTTTTTGAAAGTCTGTGAATATTTCTTTGCGTGTTTATTTATTTCTTCAATAGGCATAAAAAATACGTTTTCAAAGCCGTTTAAAAGTTTGAAGTACGAAGAGTAACCAATTACTTTTTCGCTCGTCTTGGACTTCCATTCAAAGTGATATCCGCCAAAACTATCATCTTCCACCAATTGACCTTCGTAAATTTCTTTTACTTCAAGATTTTTGTATTGATTTGAATTGATTGCCAATTGGCGAAAACCTTTGTAACCAATTTGAAATTGAGCTTCACGACCATAAGGTATGATGTAAGCAAATCCAAGATTGTTATTAATTGGTAATCCAAGTGAAGTTGCGGTCAAACAAGCATTGAATAGACTTGCTGGCTCACACGCTTGTAATTTATCATTCGCATTAAAAAGGCTCAAAGCCGAACTGACAAATTGTGTATCTCTGTCTTTTAGAACCTCCTTGATTCTTTCTTTAATAGCTGGACTATCCAACAATTGTGCAAAGCCTTTTTTCTGGCTGGTAGTTTGAACTTGTGTATTCATATTTTTGGTTTTTAATATTGATAAACAAATTTAATTAAAAAATTTTATTTAAACTAATTATTCGGTCTTTTTTATTTGTGAAATTGGTTTTAATATTTGCAATTTTACTGGCAATCCTTTTTTGATAATAAGCAAATCTCTGGCACGTACCGCTTCAATTTCTGTGTCATACCAACCAGCTTTGTATGTGATTCCAGAATATGTAACACGTGATTCATATTTGCCTAATTTTCTATGGTAAGTTACTCCAGTATATTTCTTACTCATATTTTAAAACTCTTTCGTAAGCATTGCACATTTTCAGATTATCAGAATAATAAATAGACTGAACTTTTTCTTTCATCCAACGATTAAAACGTTCGGCATTATTTTCTTTGTTCTTTTTATTTTTATTACTCATTTTTTCTTGATTTAATTGGTTCGTCATTTAAGAATGGTTTTGAAACTTCTTCAATATAGTTTCTAATTTGTTTTTCAACTGGCTGGGGAAGTTTGTCAGCAATGACAAAAGTTTTTACCCCTTTTTTGAATTTAGGTTTTCTTCCAGCGTTTCTTTCGTTTTTTGTTTCTTTCATTTCTGTTTCTAATTATAATTTTCGTTGTAATATTCTTCAAAATCTATTGGAGTGTAATTACTATTACCAAAAGTTTTTCTCATATTTTCGTATGATGCACTCCAAGCGGCTCTCATTTGTTGCTTTTCTAATTCTAAATAATTTTCTTCATCTTCTTTATTAAAGAAATCTTTATAAAGTCTATTGATTAAACTTTTAAATACGGTTTGTTTTTTAGCGGTCATAATTATTATTTTGATTTTTAATTTAAGGTTATACCCTTATTATTATTATTTAATTTAAGGGTATAGCCTTTTATTTTAATGTTTTTAAATATTTTACGGCAGCTTCAATTGTAATAAATTCTTTGAGTAATTTTTTACTAATTTTCAAGCCAAAAAATTCAATGCTTCTGTAAACAAAAAACATATCATACTCGTAATTCAACTCGTAAACTTTTCTAAATATTTTCATAATTACAAATCGTTAATTAGTTTGGTAAGTAATAATTTTTTACTTGCTAATTCAATTCTATTATCTGAACTGATATTTCCAAACATTGATAAATCTAATTCAATTTCGTTTATTCTTTTGTTTGTTTTATACATAAGAATTGCTCTCATTTTAATTGAATCTACCAAAGCGGTAAGCTCATCATCATCAAAAGTATCTTTGATA